AAAAAACCTTGTTTGCCCAGTATGCGGCACTGGTTTTGCCCTTAGCTATGTTTTTGCCGTGCCGAGCTTTGAAACTCTTACGGGCCTCTGCGCTGTAATTGTGGCCCATCTTCTGGTCACCAAAGCGGATGATCTTCATCTTGCCGCCATCGCGCACAGCGACTACAGCCTTCTTGGTTTTATGATTAGGGGTGCGTTTAGGTTTGTTGAGGCCGGTAAGTCCGACCTTTTTTAGCCTGTTCTTTTCAGCGTCAGTTAAGCTCATTTCTTGCGTGACCTGTTTTTTGATTTAGACTCTACGCGAAGGTTCTTTCGTTTGTTGTTGAGGGCATTGCCGTCCTTGTGATGAACGTCTTTGCCGTCACCCTTCTTAACCTTGCCAGAAGCAGCCATTTTACGCCGCGCTGCATTGCGACCCGCACGGCGCTTCTTCTGGTCTGGTTTAGAGTGAAACTCTTTGTACTCTTCTTTGTAGTTTCTAGCCACAGCTTGATCTAGAAGTGCTTTCGCACCTGCATAACGATGTTGTAAACATCACCGCTAGAGTGACCAACAGTGGTAAACAAAACGTCACCGTTTACGCCAGAACCCGCATTATTGGGTATTCCTGTAAAATCAGAAAAATCCAGCGTATCTGCCCAGTCAGCGTTAAGCTGCCAAGCAAGCACGTTAGTAGACGCATTGAAGAAGATTTTTACACCCATACCAATCGTTGAGTAATAAATCTTTTGAATGGATACCTTCGTGCAAGCTGCTCCAGTTACAGGGTCAACGGCAAGCGCAGAGACATCTATCTTAGCAACGGCGCTTTCACCAGAACCATCGCTAACATTTGTAAACCTAAAGATGGCAGTGTTGCCGCCATCCTGAATAGTTTGGGTTGCTACTGCATCAGCCATAACCGCCTCCTATTACGCTATCTGAACGTACTCAATGATGAACGTAAAAGAACCTGCTGTTGTAGCATCAACCGTGTTGGTGATGTTGCAGAAAATAGTTCTTGCAGTATCTGTGTATTGAACAGAAGCAGGTGCCGTAGTACCGCTTTGGGTTTGTAGAACCAAGGAGGTGGTTGTTACGTTGTGTGCAACAACAGTCGTGCCGCCGTCCAAAATCTCATCGGTCACTGCCGCAACAATCTGTGCGCCAGAGCTAGATGTACCAACTTCATAACCAATGTCACCCGTACCAATAACTGGTGAAACGTCACAAAAGATCTTGATGTCAGTAATAATTGTGTTTGCAGGTTGCGTAAACTCACCAATAGCTGGGCTATCGCCTGCTGTAGTGTTAACAGTTACGCCTGTTGCGTATCCAACGTGTTTTACATACTTACCCGTTACGATTCCGGTAGAAGCAATATCTACTACGTCAGTAACTACGCCTGTAGTGGCGTTCTTTGAAATAACCTTGAAGCCATTTTCGGAGCGAACTGCTCCATTGAAAGTTGTATTACCCATTTTAGTCTCCTGTCTGGGTTAGTCCAATTGATCCACACGGA